TGCTGGTTTCCAAATTCTATTTTCTTCCACCTTTGTAGATCCTTGTTCTTATTTCATTAATTTGATCAGGTGAAAGGAGGGATAAAGCCGAACGTGCTTTTTCGTTGCTGTATCCATAATACTCCTTTACCGCTTCCACGTCATCGAAAGTCTCTTGTTTCTCCCACTTAGAGAACCGCTTTCGCTTTCTTACTATATTTAGTAAAAAATGAAATTGTAACTTGTTATCCAAGTGGTGAAACTGATTCATAACGTTAGCCGCGGCAACGGTATCAGGAAAATAACTTAGTGATCGATTTGTCAGAAAAGAGTTATAGGCTTTCTCTTTCAAATCATCGTCCATGATGTCTTGCTTGCCATGATTAATGGCTGTCACATAGTCAAACGGATTCATTATTTAAACTCCACGTTTGCCATGATCTCAGTCATACATGCGACGATGTTCAACTCATGATCAGCAACGAAGGCATTCTTGTACTGGTAGTCAGCAAGAATCAACACCAGTTGCGGAATCGAAGATGCGTCCACTTTCTCGTACATGTTGTCATAGATTTGACGAAAGATTGCAGACACATCAACGTCTACGTTCTGAGCGACCCAACTGCGCATCTTTTTAAAGTCTTTGTCTTTGAGCGACTTGAAAAGAGAATCGTAGTTACCACTTGCATCATTATTGAGAACTGTAGTTTCCAGTTGACCGCCAATCGAGTACCGTTGGCACTCATTGATTACACGCCGCCAGTCTGGGGCGTACTTCATGATCAGTTGTGCAAGCAGGTCTTTGTTGAATGCGACTTGCTCAGATTCAAGAATGTGGATCAATCGCACAAAGAAATCGGCACAGAGAGTCTGCATCTCTTTCTTGGTCGTATTGAATTCATATACACCACACCGAGAGTGAAGCGGCTCGATGATTCGATTCTTGAAGTTACAAGTCAGAATGAATCGACAGTTATCAGAAAACTCTTCAATGAAGCCACGAAGAGCTGGCTGTGTCGATTGAGGATTTAGATAATCAGCCTCGTCTAGGATGACGACCTTGACATCGCCACCTAGAGAGACAGAGGATGCAAAACGCTTGATTTTGCCACGTAGCGTATCGATGTTACCTTCTTCAGAACCATTGATGACAATGTAGTCATAGCCAAGTTCATCACAGATTGCTCGTGCTACGGTAGTTTTACCAAGACCAGCAGTGCCGGTAAAAAGCATGTTAGGCAATTCACCAGACTGCACGATCTTTGTAAAAACTTCTTTCAGTTTTTTTGGTAGAATTGTGTCTTCTACCTTGCGAGGACGATACTTCTCAACCCAGAGAAAATCTTTAGACATAAATTACTCCGCATCATAATAAAATTACCATTTGTGAACGATGTTTGCCATAATCATGCAAGCACAGCCAACATTGATTACGACAACAAACGTTCGAATAACCGCGACATGATTGTCATAGTCTGCGGTCTTGTCATCACTGAAGCTACCGATAGCGTACTTCCAGATAGTCCAGAGTTTGTTCATAGGAGTATTATATCAGAATTATTCGCCAGATTCACCTTGCATTTGTTCAACAAGTTGAATCAACTGAATAGATTGATCTCGCAACTGGCCGATAGTCGAGAGTTCTTCACCGCGAAAGCCACCACGTCCGGTCACGGTATCAATTACAGCGACAGTACTGCGGGTCACGCGATTAGCGAGTTCCATCAGTTGCTCGACGCTTTCGTTCGTTTCATTCTTAGCCATAGCATTATTCTCCGTAAGTGCTAGTTTTTTCAAGTGCTACCCAGTATTGGATACCGCTAATCTCATTGACAAAATGAGAAATCAATTTAGATGAGATATCAACTCGATAATCATCATCAACCATCTTCAAGTTCGCAATGTTGAATACGAAGTTGAAATTTGCGTCTTTGTACTCACCATCAACGTCGATAGAGAATACGTTCGAAGTCTTGTCGTTCTGATCGATTACAGACAACTGCAATACATCATTCACAACAGACAAAGACATTTCAGTGTGACCAAGAACAGAAGCCGCTCGCTTCACTCGGGTCAACGTCTCACGATCCAGAGAGAAAGATACCTCACACTCAGGCATGATGATGTCTTTGCTCGGGACAGTAAGCATATCTATATCAGAGTAAAAGTACTTGATACGAGTGCGACCACTACCGTCACTGATCAAAAAGTTGTTATCTTCAAATGTAAGACGTGGCGAATCAACCAAAGACAAGACGCTGAGAAACTCGCTCAGGTCATAGATGCCGACCTGCTTGGGAAACTCAACGTCAACCTCAGCACTGCTAAGAACATTCTTAGCCTCAGAGATTGTTTTGATTACGTTGCCATTGTTGATCACAACGTTAGGGTTAATCGTTGCATAGTTCTTCAGAACAGTCAACGTCTTTTCAGTTAGTTCCATAATATCCTCGCACTTTTATGCACGTTAATTTCAATAAATTATACACTTTTCTGCGCTTGAGGTCAAGCGACTTTGCTGAAGTTCTTTGATTTAACGAACTCAATTTTCTCATCAAATTTACCGTCAAGCATTTCTCCTTTGTGTGAAATAACAAATACGCACGTATCTTCGTCAAGCGTCTCAAGAATCTTCGACAGGTTATCTACGCCGTCAGCGTCCAAACTGCTATCGAAAGTTTCGTCAAGAATGAGAAGATTGGTTGCGACACTATTCTTCATCTTTGCGACCATACGCCAAGTGAACAGCAAGGCTAAATCGATTCGCTGTTTCTCTCCTTCGCTGAATGAGTCGTACGAAAATTCGTCTCTGTAACGAGAACGAATAGACTCTTTAAACGTATCGTCCAGATGAAACGACACATAGAAGTCCAGAACTTGCAGATACTTGTTGACCAGATTATTGATCACGGGCAAATACTGTTTGATGATCTTAGTCTTGATGCCAGTATCTTTTAACAGTTCTGTGATGACAGTATTGTACGCACCCTCTTCGGACAGTTGGCGTCTGTCTTTAGTTAGGGCTTGCTCTTCTTTGGTGTAAATTTCTAACTGCGAAAGCGAATCTTCTACAGAGTCAGTCTCAGTCTCAACCTTATCGACCTCTCGTTGTAACTGCTCGATTCTATTTTGAGCCTGAGTGATCTGTGTGTTGATTTCAAACTCGCGATTCAACTGCTCTTGAATCTTCGCAATGTTTTCTTCTACACTTCGATGTCGATCCGAGAGTGATTTGATTTGGGCTGAGGCTTGGTGTCTTGCTTCTTCGAATTCGTCCCACTTTCTAGCCGCTGTTTCAGTCTTTGCTTGCTTAACCTCTGGCTCGATACTTTGGTCACAGGTGGGACAAGTGGAGTTACTTTCATAAAACTTAATCTCTTTGTTCAGTGCTTTTTGCTTCGTAGAAAATTGTGTGTCGAATTTCTCGACCTCACGAATCTTACTATTTAGCTCATCCATCTGACTCTTCAGATTCTTCATCTGATCTTGAGACACAGAGACACGACCAAGACCAAGAGTTGTGATTGACTCTTGCAGTACAGCAATTTCTTTTAGGCGTTCGGTCTTCTGCTCACGGCTGAGTTTTTCTAGTTTAGCCACGTAGTCGCGCTGTGTCTTGATCTTTTCTTCGATCAGTTCTAACGCAACTTTGTTGGCTCGCTCGCGCTCGCGCAGAATCGAAATGCGTTCTTTCAAAATGGTGTTCATCTTAGAGAACACGTTAATGTCGAGCAAGTCTTCAATCACCTCACGGCGATGCTGTGCCGGTAGTTGCATGAACGGAATGAACGATGAACTACCAAGCACCACAATCTGGTGAAACGATTTGTGATTCAATTTCAAAATGTTCTGCTCAAGAACTTTCTGGTACTCTTTACTGTGACTGTCTTGGTTGATCAGTACATTATCTTTCCAGATTTCAAACTTGTTGGGCTTGACGCCACGCACAATCTTATAGTTTGATGGACCAATTGAGAACTCGACTTCGACTAGCATGGCTTTGCCGTTGATTGAGTTGACTAACTGACCCTTGTTGATGCTTCGATGTGCTTTGCCAAAAAGGGCAAACGACAACGCATCCAGCATTGTCGATTTGCCAGCGCCGTTTTGTCCAACGACTAGAGTAGACCTAGCACGATCTAAGGAAATTTCAGTGAATTGATCGCCCGTAGACAAAAAGTTACGGTAACGCAAATTTGTAAATTTAATCATATGTGTACTATATCATACCGAAAGTAGTGTGTCAAGCATCACCAGACCTCTGGTAATACGGCAGGTGCGTTTCTATACTATATCTGCTGTCTGAGCCTCTATCATTAATTCATGGACAAGTTTTTTAATATGTCCTTTATCAAGAGGTGTTTCAACAGCGTCAATATAACTGCTTAACAATTGTTCAGTTGACTCTACAGATACTCGATCATCTTCGACCGACGAACCAACGAACTCTTCGAAGTTCTCTGCGATCTTCAGTTCATGAATACGCTTGGACTGAATACGATCAAGCCAGTGTTCAAATAGTTTTGGATTAGATTTGTTAGCCACAACAACCTTGACGAACTTGTCAGTGATGTCGGGCAGTTTGCCTGTACGATACTTATACTCAGCCTTCTCTACGGTATCATCGTAGTACAGCCGATGA